AACCCCATGATGCCTAACAACGCTAGCTTCTTCCAGGGCCCCCAAGCTGGCCAAGGTTACTTCCTGGCCGGTGAACCTGTTATGCCTACTGGCGTTCAGTTTGAAGGTGTGAAGTTCTTCGAATCGACTAACTTCCCCAACAAGACACAAGCTGCAACCCTTGGTTCTTCACCTGGCGCTGGTACCTACGAAGTTGCTCAAGGTTACTTCTTCGGTCCTCAAGCTGTTGGTGTTGGTATCGGCGGCCCGAACGCTCAGGTCCTGATCAACAACAACGACGATTTCAGCCGCTTTATCATCTTGATCTGGCAACTGTATGCTGGTTTTGATATCCTGAATAAGGACTTTATTACCACGGCGTTCAGCTTCCTGCTTGATGACGGTGACATCTGATAAATAATAGATTACATCTAGAGGAATAAATGACTTATCTTTCAGCTAAAAAAATCTATCCCGGCAACTGGGCTGAACCCCTAAATAGCTGGTATAAGAACATCGATAATACCCAAGACGGTAACAATGAATCGTCTGCAGGTGGCCCTACTTCAGTTTTGGCTATTCCTGGTTATCGTTATTTTCAGCAACGTGGTTATGTTGCTGTTACCGCCACTTCTGGCGTGGGTGCTGTTGCTTCTGATTCGGTGATTATCCCTTCACCTTATCGCCAAGATGACACCCGTACAGACATCACCGGCATGGTGATCTCTGGTACCTCCACTCAGCCTGCTTACGTTTATCGTGCAGCAATCTCAGTGGCTTCTGGTTGGGGCGACGGTCGCGTTGCCTCTGGTATCTACGCTGCTACCGGTAACGTACTTTCGTTCGGTCGTAGCAACGCTGGCTCACCTGTTGCCGCTTCTGGCATTGGTGAAGGCGTTATCCAAGCCAACCTTACCTCCACCGTATCTGGTACACAAGCTGGTGAAATTTTCTTCACCGCTGGTACCGCTGGCTTCAGCACCAATCCCTTCTTGATTGCTAGTGGTGCTGCTGGTGTTACGGCAGGTAACGTCTATTATGCGGCAACTGCTTCCACTACTTTAAAAGTGTTTGCAAAAGAAACCGCTAACTCCACCGCGACCTCTGGCGGTTATTACATCTCTAGTGGCGACTCCGCCGCTGGCCGCAAAGGTTACTTTGTTGTCGAGGTTTGCTACGTCCAACCAGACGATGCACCTGGTTACGAAGACATTGATGGCTACATTACTGGTCGCGTTGTTAGCTGATTAGGCTAAACTAAAACCAGATTAATTAACGATCTGGTTTTATGTCTACCAGCACTGAAGAAACTCTCCATCGTCATAAAAAGACTGGAGCACGGGTACGTATTGTTAGTGAGTGGGATCAAGGCGATTGGTTCATGGTCGAAGATCAGGACGGTCGCCTCTACACTGCTTACAAAACTGAATTACTACCTGATGAACAGGCCACACAAAAAGTTAAAACTCTTCAGGTAAAAGACAAGGCATCAAAGGAAGAGCCTCGGGTGTTTCCCCCAGATACCAGGCTTAACATCAATGGCGCAACGGCGCAGATGATCGCAGACCATATCAAAGGCATTGGTCTGAAAACTGCTCGAGAGATTAAAGATCTGCAACTCTCTTTGTCTGGTGAAAGATTTACAAGTCTCGATCAGTTAAAGCAGATTAGGCGAGTTGATTGGGATTCTGTGATTGCTGCTGATTTAATTAGGGTTTAATTCTCATCTCCAACGCAAGACCTCTGGGAAACCAGGGGTTTTGTTGTTTTAGAATTGAAAATAAAAAGATAATGGCAGGTCCCGCACTTTATAAAGGAAAAGTAGGATCCACAGGCGTCTCTACTGGTCCTCATGCGCATTTTGCTCTTACTAAAGACGGAAAACCAATTCCTCTTTCGATTGCGCGTAAAGATATTGGACAATACCTGCAATTTCGACTGCCAGGCAGAGAGGATTGGCAGTCTGTTTATAGTCCAGAAAACCAAGGTTTCCGCTTAAATCCTGCAACGCAGATTACAAGTCCCATGGGCAAAAGGACTGCGCCAGCACCTGGTGCATCCACAGATCATCTTGGTGAAGACTACGCATTTCCTGAAGGAACTTCTTTGCGTTTCCTAGGTAGCGGATCTATATCCACGCATGCAGGTTTAGGTAGCGCAGGTAATGTTTCCGCACTTCGTACAGGGCCATATGAATTACAAACATTTCATTTGAGTGAATTACCTGAAGTAGC